TGGTCTCCTTAGAGATCACCTAGTCTTTCGACTAGGCGCTGCCCACCAGTCTTATTACCTCACTATGTGAGGTACTGGTACGAACTCCAAAGAGTTCTTCCGAAGGGTTCAAGGAGTAAAACCCAAGGGCAGCTCAATCCTCTTGTAAAAGGAAGACGTTTCAACAACGATTACCGTTTAAAGAAACGGTTATAACTAGCCTTCAAGTAGGCCACACTAGTGTAACGCTCTTCAGCGGGCACTAATACACCGGAGTGAAAGAGTCGTCAAACGTAGGTCTGACATGCTCAACCTCCAAATGCACGATGACGTCGCCCTCAGTGAGAGCCGCACTGCTGTACAAGTAGATCGTTAAATCCGCGGTGAGTTGTTCAAGGGTTATACCCTTAAACGCCTCGGGGTACATAGCAGCGACAACATCTTTCGAGTTGTCGGCCACAGCTAATGCCACCTGAAAGGAGGCAGCAGCAGTAGTCTGCGTCTCTGTAACACAGGATTTCACTGTGCCACTAACACTGGGAAGCAACCCAAGCCATAATAAAACTCTACCTACCTTGAGCTGCTTGTTCCTTTCGGACGATAGCTCATTAGGGAGAGAGATAGTTATAGCCGAGGTTACTTTAGCTTCGGCAGCCGCACAAGAGGCGGTCCACTTCGATACGCTGTAACCGGTCCATGCTTTAATAGCCTTGCCTTGGCCTGAAGCGATGGGTTCTACAATAACAGGTTGGACCACACGAGTGTTCCGCTTGTTCTTACGGGCCGCAGCCCTTCGTTGTGCACGAGTTAACTTCCCTGTTCCGACTGTAGACATGATAAATTACTATCAAATTAAACATAGATTTTTTTTTTTTTTTTTTTTTTTTTTTTTTTTTTTTTTTTGTGTCTCACACCCAGCCAGCTACACATGAATCGTACGCCCTCAGCCTGTCCTTTCGGCGGGTTCTGATTCTTCCCAATTCATGTTTCACTGACCTCATATGAGTTTTGCTCCCATGACACTAAGTCTGTTAGCAATAGATCTAGCTATCTACGATTGATAGACAACGAGGCCGTCGGAAGCCCCGCAACGGATTTAGCGGTTACGGCGATTTTATCCTTGCCGACTCCGTTGCTGTCGGTAGGGGTTAGTGATTCCTCCTCTAACACAATCATCTCTGGATCTTGCTCGTCAGTCTTCAGTAGTGGTTTACCCAATAGATAACCATGATTTACAGATTGATTCGTTATGCCCCTAACATAATTTTTCAATTGTTTACGGCTCAAACGTTTCAACCTGTCAAAGGGTTCCACATACTTATACATAGGTGCGTACTGCTTGTAGTTATTAGGTTTACTACGAAAGTTCGCAGACCAATACGCATGACTCATAACGACGGTAGACCCTGAGGATATGACACCATCCAGTTGAGTTACCAAACCGAAACATCTGTGTCTATTCCCTATCATCTGCATGGGACAGTCATAACTAGGAGAAAAACAAACGATAGCCGGAAGACTAGAAATAGGAATAGTAGCCTCTTGCGTACCATCCACAGGTTCTAAAATCTCAACCGACGAAGCGCTTATCAAGTCAACCAATCTAATGGTGACACTCCCAGATTCAGTCACTGTTGTCGTCCTCACAAGAAAAACCAGCACTCTAGGTATACTAAGCACACCGCTGGAGGGAATGTGACCTTTTTCATACTCTGACTTAAATAAGTTCAGAGCTCTACTACCAGTGTTCTTGGGGACTAGATCTATATAATTAAGCCGGTTATTAGAGGATAAATTGGTATACATACCCAACTTACACTCCTTAGCAAACTCCTCCCTGGATTTGTCGGAAAAAAGTGACTGTAACAACGACATATCATCCTGGGCGCCGGCTTGTTCTCCCTCGACCACGGTCCTGGAGGAACCAGTAAAAGGTCTAAAAGTAGTGTTAGACATCGGGAGCTATAACAGCAAAGAACGAGGAATTATGATATCGAACTATTCCGTGAATGTCAGCTGACGTCCGCCTGAGTTCGAGTCAGGTAACAGCCTACTATGGTACGGTTTAGCGTTAATCACCTCTATCCGATGCTTCAAAAACCGATGTGTCCAAGTCAGTAATCTAAACGCTGCTCACGGGAATCACAGCAACTACATAAACTATAAAGTTTGAAAGTTGTTTGGTAAAGATTAC